CAGTGGTTTTGATTTATGTATTGTCGATGAGGCGCATAACTTAAAAAACAATGATAGTATCAGAGGTAAAATCATGGTAGAAATATGTGTTAAACATAACATACCAAAAGTATGGTTATTAACTGGTACGCCAGTTGCAAATAGACCGATGGATTTCTTTAATCTTTTGAAGATTATCAAGTCACCTATTGCAGAAAATTGGAAGCATTATGCTGTAAGATATTGTGATGGTAGAAAGTTCTTTAGAACGCTTAAAAATGGGCAAAGAAAACAAATATGGTTAACTGACGGTGCTTCTAATTTGGAAGAACTAGCTAACAAAACAAAAAACATACTTTTAAGACGTTTGAAAACAGACGCTATTGACATGCCAGATAAAATAGTCACGCCAATGTATCATCAGTTAGATAAAAATGGTTGGAAAATGTACAATCAGTTATGGGATGAATATGTTGAAATGAAAAAGAAATTAGGTAAGAAAACAATGGAGTCACAAAAAGACTTGGTTGAACTTATCTTGTTAAGACAATTTATCGCAAAAGAAGCTATTCCATATACGATTGAAATGATTGAGAATGCTATTGAAATGGGAAGAAAAGTAATCGTATTTACTTCTTTTTCAGAAGAGTTAGAAATAATTGCTAACCATTTTGGTAAAATAGCCGTCAAACATAACGGCCCAATGTCATCTGCTAAAAAACAACATTCAGTTGACCAATTCCAAAACAACCCCAAGATAAAATTGTTTGTTGGGAATATAAAGAGTGCTGGTGTGGGTATTACACTTACAGAGGCAACCGTTGTTATCTTTAACTCGTTTGATTGGGTGCCAGGAAACAACGAACAAGCTGAAGACCGTGCGTATCGCATTGGACAAAACAATGATGTAAATGTTTATTATCAATTGTTTGAAGATACAATATCTACTAGAATGTGGGAAATGCTTAGAAATAAGAAAGATATAATTTCAACCATTATGGGTGAAAAAACAATGAGTGAAGATGAAATAACTGCTTTATTAGCAGAACAATTAATAGATTAAATATGGTAACAATTTATGGAATTAAAGATTGCCCTTACTGTTCAGAATTAAAGGAAATTCTAACAGCTGAAGGCGTTGAATTTAGGGATGTCGATATTAGCCTTCCAGAGAATGAAGATGAGTTTAATAAGATAGTTGAAATATCAAATGCAGAGGAAGTACCAGTTGTTAAGGTAGGTCAACAATTGTTAGTGCCAAACGTTTCTTTCAGAAGTATTCAAGAAGCTGCCGAGTTAACGAAGAAATTTTTAGCTTAATTCCATATTTTCTTATATTTATAAGAAAAAAGAATTATGTCAGTAAGTACAGATGAAAAAGAAAAATTGTTCCGTCAGTTTAGACATTCGGTAGGTGCGCCTATACGTCAAATTGAATTAACTGATGAACAATTATGTACTCTTCTAGAGATTTCAATAGAAGACTACGCTCAATATGTCCAAGAATGGTTAATTGAGCACCAATGGCAATCCTTGTTGGGTCAAAATGTTGACACTATAGACATGGCGTTTGCGCTTAGCGTTAGAAGTTTCGATTTCATGACTCAATATACTTATGCCTACTCAAAACAAGTTGGTTTACAAACAAATGGTCCGTGGGAATTGAAAAAAGATTACGTTGAATTGGAAGCTGGTAGACAAGTTTACCAAATACCAGCTGGACGTGAAGTAAACGAAGTACTTTGGATTACACCACCAGCAACTAGTCAAGCTTTGTTAGCTAACTACGGTGGTATTGATTACGGTTTTGGTGGTGGTTTTGCACAAGTAGGTGGTGGTGTTGGTACTGGCGGGCCTGGTTTTGCTCGTTCTGGTTATTACATAGCACCAGCTTTTGATATTCTATTAACAGCTGCTGACATGAACTTGAAAAATAGAATCGTAAGAAGTGAATTGGTTTATAAAATAACTGCTGGACCTAACGGTACAAAATTGTTACATTTATTGAGCACACCTGGTTCTAAAATGTCTTTTGGACAAGGCATCGGTGGTGTTGGTAGTTCAATAAATTTAACTGGTTGTCAAGTATGGTATTTTTACTATGACACAACAAATGGTGATGCTGACGCTTGTAGAAGAGATAACCCAGACATTATAAAATTACCTAACCAAGTTCCTTTGTCAAAATTAGATTTTGCTGATTTTAATGAACCTACAAAAACTCTTGTTCGTCAATTATTTATTGCTGAAGCAAAAAGAGCGTTGGGTAGAACTAGAGGTAAATTCGGTGGTATAGTTGGTCCACCAGAAGCTGAAAGAACAATGGATTACGAAACACTTATCTCTGAAGGCAACGAAGAGAAAAAAGCTGTGTTAGAAAGACTTGACGCAAGACTTTTAAGGTTATCATCCACATCACAATTAGAAAGAGGTGCGAAAGAAGCAACCGATTTGAATACATCATTAAAATTTAGACCCATGGGGTTCTGGGTATATTAAAATTAAAAAGGGGCTTTCGCCCCTTTTTTTATTTAGAACCCCCATTCATCTTCTTCCTCTTTTGTTTTTTCTACAACTTCAGTTTGGATAACTATTGGTGTATAATCTTCTGGCATTTCACCGAAAGTATCATCATACTCATCATCTAACAACAAATCCTCATCGCTTCTGATAACGTTTCCGTCTTCATCTTCTTCCAATTCATCATCGTCTTCATCACCCTCTGAATAAACTCTTTTTTTCTTTTCCTTTTCAGCTGGTTTTTCTATAACAACCTTATTAGCTTTTGATTTTAATAATTCAGATACAACATCAATGTCAGTGTCGATAACATCTGTTGGTATAATAGATTCCGTATCACCAGTAAGCACTTTACATTCAGCTATATAATCTAACCATTGCTCATATCTATCATCAGAATTTTCGTTACCAACCATTTTATAGTACTTGTCTCTTTCTACGGCTTCTTTTTCGTATTTGAAAATTTCAGAAACATGACATAAAGGCTCATCCCATTTTCTAGATACCAACATACCGCTTCCATCAACAGACATACCACAAATCAAGAACACATCAACATGCAACTCACCAGTTGTCTTAACAGCGTTCAAATCTTTAACTTCTAAATGTTTGAAGATGTCATCTAATGTTTCTTTTTCATATTGTATACCTTCAAGTCTAGCGATTCGCATTCTTTCATGATAATCAGCTCTAATTGTTTCCCATTCTTCTTGTTCCATATTATTTGGAACCTTGTTAACCTTATCCCAGAATTTTATTTCCTTATCTTCCATACGCATTAATTCTTCGTATGAATCTTGGTCTGATTCTTTGAATGGAACACCAGAAATTAATTCACATTCTGATTTTGTGAAGATAGTTCTTTCTTTTAACTTTTCAGTTGTCTTTTTTGTTAACTTATCTTTTACTTTTTGAATATCTAACAAAATTTTGCTTCTAACATCTGAATTAAAACAAACTAGAAGTGGTTTAACTTTTTTATTAAAAGCATCCAAATAACGAGCAACGTTATATTCATCAGTAAACAAAGCATTTTCTATTTCGTTTATTCTAGCTGATACAGTGTTGTAATCTTCAGAATCTTTTTGTCCGTTTCCTTCAATAACTTTTAAAGCTTTTTTAAGGACTTCCAACTCTTTTACGTTCTCAAAGTCTTTTTCAACAGTTTCTGGGTCAATCAATTTACAATTTAACTCAACAATTTTTTCAACTGGTGGTAAATAACCGTTAGCAGCAAAGAAAGCATCTTTTTCCTTCTTTGTCATTTTATTTTTCTCAATGGTTTTCAAATCACCATGTGATTTTGCTGAACCCACATTGATATAATACAAAACGTCACCTAACGTAATATCTAACCCTTCTTTTAAAGCCAACTCCATATGCGCTTGTTTAGGCATAGGATTACCAGCTTTATTTTTCATCGTACCTTTTTTCTTGTACTCAGCTATTGTTGATTTAACTTTGGCTTTTGAAGCTATTTTAACAAGTGGTATTTGATAATTGTAAATCTTATCTACATACTCATAATAGAAATTGATAAACGAATAACCATCACCATCTAACAACATTCTAATACCTTTACCTAAAAATTCTTCAATATAAACTGACATCTTTTTAGATTTAACCGAGTTACCAACTAGTTTAATTTTACCACCAATATCGTTAGCATAGTTTTTACGAGCAAAGTTGATTGTAGAGTTACAGATATCATCAATATCTAGACCCATACGACCTTCCATATAGTTTTCATTGAACTCTGCTAACACAGCATCCAAACCAGTCAACTCTTTACCACCATCTTCTTCAGTTTTCCAGTGAGAACCTTTGGCAACGTATTTAATGCTATCAATAT